ACGACTGATTGTAGATGGGCCATTTGGGTCAAGCATTATGCCAGATGTAGAGCCAGTAGAACTATAAAGTGTGGTGCTTGTTGTACCCACCAACACGTTGCCAGAGGAGTCAATCCTCATACGTTCTACGTTACCTGCTGTTCTAAACTGCATATTATTTGTAGCGTGTTCGTAACGTATTTCACCAGTATCTACATCATCTGGGTCAGCAAATTCAACGTATGAGATATTATTATTACCAGATGTTATTCTTAAACGGCTATCATTCGCCCCTGTTGATTCTACATTTAATATAGTTGAACCTGCACTAGATAAATGAAGCAAACTACTAGGCGAACTAGTCCCTATGCCCACCCGATTATTAGTTGCATCAACAGAGAGCGTGTTGGTGTCTACAGTCAATCCTGCAAAGCTAGGGCTGTCAGTAGTTGCTACGCCTTGGTTTAGTGCCTTGACAGAAGCAAGAGAAGTACACTCGCTGTCCATCAGCGCACCTGCGGCTGTTACATTAGCTGTGTCAGTAACGTCTGCACTAGCCTCAATGCCGTCTAGTTTACTATGGTCAGCATCGGTAAATGCGTTAGTGTCGGCATTACTTTCATAAGCAGTCTTTATTTCCCCTGCTGTTTGGTCTGCGGTAGCACCTGCTTCAATACCATTTAATTTAGTATGGTCAGCATCAGTAAACACATTGGAATCCGTAGCACTTTCTACAAGTGTTCTAATCTCTGCCGCAGTCTGGTCAGCCGTAGCACCAGATTCAATACCATCTAGTTTTGTACCATCAGCAGATACGTCACGACCATCAAATGTGCTGTTAGTTGTTATAGCCCCTGTCATAGCACCACCAGACTTAGGTAGTGCGTTGTCGGCTGTAGTGCCTTGGGCGGCTGTGGCGTAGTCAGTAGAGGCTGTAGTAGCCGCTGTGCCTAAACCTAAATTCGTTCTTGCTGTACTTACATTGTTTAAGTCAGACAAGTTGTTTGTTGCAATTAACGCACCAGACAATGAAGCATAAGCATCTAGCCATGAAGAGCCAGAGTATACTTTCATAGAGTCAGACGTTGTATCAAAGTACAATGCACCAGTAATAAGTGCATCACCATCATTGTCAACGGATGGTGCAGAGGACTTAGCCCCTAAGTATCTATCGTCAAAGCTATCGTAAGACGATGCGGCACTAGCGGCTGACGTAGAGGCTTCTGATGCCTTGGTAGTCGCTGTACTTGCAGAGGTAGAGGCTGACGTTGCACTAGAGGCGGCATTAGTCGCACTAGTGGAAGCCTCACCTGCTTTAGTAGTTGCAGTCGTAGCGGAAGTAGCCGCTTCGCTTGCTTTGGTTGTAGCAGTAGTTGCTGATGTAGCGGCATTAGTTTCGCTTGTAGCCGCATTAGTCGCGCTTGTAGCGGCTTCTGATGCCTTAGTTGTAGCTGTAGTAGCGGAAGCCGTAGCTGATGTAGCAGAGGTAGCCGCTGATGTTGCAGAAGTAGAAGCGTTAGTAGCGTGTGTAGAAGCAGTGTTAGCGGAAGACTGTGCCGCGTTTGCTTGTGTGGTTGCAGTATCTTTAGAGGTGCTTGCGCTCTGTGCCGAGTTATACGCGCTAGTTGCTGATGTAGCCGCTTCGGTTGCCTTATTCGTGGCTATTACAGCTTGTGCGGTTACTGCATCAACAACACCATCGTCTGTTGAATTGCCAGTACCACCTATGCCTCTAAATATACCCATGAAGATTCCTTGAATAAGGTTGTAAAGAAAGGAAAAGGGGACTCCCTAAGAAGCCCCCGATTGGTTAGCTATTAACCATTAACCATTAGGTTAAATGCGGCATCTGGTCGCAGAACAGCAGTACCATACAAAGTGTCAGCAGTGTATAGAGTAGCAAGGAAGTCTTGCTTGTACTGAGTCTGAGAACGAACACCTAGTTGCTCTGCAAGAACCATAGCATCTTTATGGAACAGCATAGCTTGTTTAATGTCACCACCTGCGCTGTTGTCAGCCGCGGCTTCAACTACAGGACAGTTAGAGGAAACAAAGATGTCAATGCCATAAATGTTACCAATTTGTCCGTTGTTGACTACACGACCATCAACGAAGTCGCTAGAAGAGTAGCGAGTTAAGCCCATGATTTCGTTACGGATAGAAGGAGGTACTACGAGGCAACGATTGTCCATAGGAACATCGGCATCATCCATCTTCTGAATTAAGTCACGAAAACCTTCATCAGTGAATACATCAGCCGCGGCAACAGTGTCAGCGGCATAAGCAGTTAGACCAGTTGAGGCATCAATGTACCAAGAACCAGTACCAACGTAGTCGCCACCATTGTCACCGAAAGACTTACCTAGTTCAAACAAGCTAGAATCTACTTGCTTGGCTAGAGCGTAACCTGCATCACCAGTGTAGAACTGACGTAGAGAAGCAAGTGCTTGAGTCTCAGTGATGTCTTCAATCAGACGAGAGTATTCAAAGTGCTTGTTGATAGTGACTTGTACTTCACTCTCAGTAGCGTTTTGAACAGTAACAGCAGTGTTCTCTGCTTTAGCGTGTGCATCACCACGAACAGGCTTAGGAATGTGAAGGGTATCACCTTTCTTACCAGTCATGGAAATTTTCTTGACTAGGTTAGCTAGTACAAGGCTTTTTTGATATGCGGCAATTACTTCATCACTCCAAATTTCGGGGATAAAAGTAGCCGCGCTAGTGTTGTCTACAAAACCGCCAGTTGCGGGATAAGTTGAATCAGTCATTTGACCATCTCCTAAAATAATTTATTTATTGTCTGACCCTCCCATCAGCATAAGCCGCCATAATTTCATTGGACAAACTCATGTAACGTTCTGGGTCTTCCTTCATAAGTTTAATAATGTCAGAACGTCTATAGACTTTCTTAGCTGACTGTTCTCCACTGCCTCGTACATTACCTGTACTAGCGGCTTTGACAGCCTTCTTACGCTCGTTCTTCTCAGTGGCGGCAGTTTGACTAACTACCTGCTGTCGTTCTTTCCACAAAGTAAAAAGTTCATCAGCGGCTTCATAATCATACTGTTGGTCTGCCTGTACAAAAAGCTGTTGTCTAATCTTAGAACCTTTAATCCAATCAGCAAACTTGTTGTTTTGCAAAATATCCTGCATATCTGGATGACGTTTTTGCAACTCAGCCATAGCTGTTGACTGACGATATTGGCTACTGATTTGTTCAGCTTCCTTTATCTTAGGGTGATTATCTATAGCCCTTGCGACTGCCCTGTCGGGGTCTGAGAAAAAGTCTATGTCTTCTTCTGGTTCACTTTGTTGCGGTGCTTGTTCTGAGAGTTGTGTCTGGATGTAATCGTCAACGACCTTTCGCAGTTCACCTACTTCCGAACTTTGTTTACCTAAAAGTTTCTCAGCCTCTTGGTGCATCCGTACAATTTCGGCTGTACTCTTTCCTTGATACTTTTGAGGTATTTCTGGTTCTTCTGTGGTTGCTTGTTCTTGTTCTTGTTCAAGAGTTGTCTCCTCTTCTGGAGTCTCTTGAGTCTCTTGAGTCTCTTGGTCTTCGGTTACTTCTGTACGCTCTTCTATTATTCTTGCCATTATTAAACTCCGTCATAAATGATTGTGGAGGTGGATTGTGTAGAGATTCGGTTAGGAGTTGTCTCTACGTTCTTTTTGTATCTGCTTTTCGCGGTTCCTCGCCCACTTGGTTGTAGCACCTAAAAAATCACCACAATGGGGGTCTAAATTACTGCGAACAGGAGATATAACTTTTCTAGCCATTAATGAACATTCGGGACAAGGTATCTCTTTTGTTTCTGAATCTATGAACCTTTCCGTTGTATGTCCGTTGTCACATCGGAAGTCAAGGAGAACTCTCATTCTTCGTTTGCTTCCTCGTAATCTTCCTTGGCTGTTTGTATCTGCTCTTGTAAGTTTAGTAGGTTAGCCATGACTACTAGTTGTCCCTTACGGAAGTAAAGGTCTTTGTCATCTTTACAGGCTTCTACTGAGTTAAGTTGTAACGCACTACCTTTCAAATCTTCTAACAGATTTTTCCATCCGTCTGTACGGAACATATCTTCTAATGAACGATAGTATTTCTCTAGTTCTACATCAGTCATACACTGTTTCTCCCTATAGGACAGCTTTATTTTATAATTTAATATAACATACTATTGTATATTATAGTATTATTATAACATATTTTTATAAGAATGTCAAGTATTATTTTCTATGTCTTGCTGTTTTCTTAGCTACTTTCTTAGGTTGTTTACTAAACTGTTTACCTTTTTTTGTGTCAGCACGTTTCTTTCTTGACGTAGCGGCATATTCTTTTTTACTTAACGATTTAATAGCTTTTTCTGGTAAGTAACGCTCACCTGTAGCTTTACTGCCTTGTGTGCTAGGTTTACCAGACTTAGTACGCCACTTCTGTTTAGTCCACTTCTTAAGGCTTTTCTGTGGCTTTTTTAACGCAGACATTACTTGTGTACCTTCTGAATAGGAAAGTCAGCAGTGAGGCTTGCTCCTTTGTGTTTAACAAACTTACCTTTGTGTTTCATAAGTTTGACAGAGCCATTCTTCTGTTTCATCCAGTGATAACCATTAGGTGCTTTAACTTTCATCGGTAGCCTCCACCTTTTGCTTTGTACTCTTTAGCTAACATCTGTGCTTTTCTCGCAGACCACTGTCCTGCCTTACCACCTTTAGACCCTGCTTTAATTTTATTAAACAAGTTCTTACGCATTGTAGGCTTAGTATAATTACCTGCCTTGTTGACAGTGGACTTACGTTTAGTAGCCATTATTTTTAACCTTCTTTAAAAACGTCTTTGGGAAAAGGTTGATTTGATACATTAGACCATTCGTTTTTTATTTGTTGTTTTAATCTATCACGATGCGCTTCTGTATTCGCTTTAGAAAGTTGAGACACAGCCCGATTAAGTGCTTCGTC